GCCAGTTTTTCTACACCATTTCCAAGAACACAACATTTGTTGTGTCAAGGAGGCATATGTATCTTTTATTATTTCTAACCCAATTGGAATTGGGATTTCTGGAGTATTAATATTCAAACCCTCCAACTCTTGACATAAACTCTCATCTTGAGAGATTTCCAATAAATCAAGAGATTTTTGTAAATATAAGTGCTGCGCAACGCAGCTAGGAAACGTGTAATCTCTAAACACTTCCATCTTATGTCTTAATCCATCCATATCATACCATATATCACCGTAATACAAAAAGTACAGCTTACGGTCTATAATGGCAAAGTTATAATTATGATCTTCGCCATGGATTTCTAAGAACAACTTGTATTGTTCAACAGGAAATCGCTGGTAGAATTTATCGGCCTCAGCCTCAAATTTTCTGATAAGTAAAGGATTATTCGATCCACACCAATGAAGTGTAGGATCAGGTACAACTTCATGTTGTACCATAGCATCATCACTGATGCCTATGTCATCATCACCCATTTGGGCTAAGGGTACAATTTCCTTGATTGATAATAAATACTTCAATCTGTACCAATATGACATTTTGTACAATGTTTTTCCTTCCAATTTTGGCATCTTAAACCAAAATGGGTAGATGAGGTCATTGTATAGAGCCGACATAAAAGTCCGCTCCAAAACCTCATCAAAATTTGAATTGATACGCTCGACAAAGGTAGCCTGATCTTCAAGATGTGAAATAAATTCATTTTTCACAATCTCAGTCATTGCTTCCTTAGTATAAACCTGAAAACCATCAGCGACAGCACCCTTACCATAAGGTTGTTGGTCGATCCTCTGATGAAAAGTCATCACTTCTTTCTTGTAATCATTTTGATCAAGAAGATGAATTTGAGGACCATAAGTGCTCTTTTCAGCGTTTTTACGGAGCCAATTCTCATTCAATTCAGTAAAAGCACAATGAGTGCGATCTGAATGCAAATGAATATTTTTGGAAATTCGGCGAATAATCGCCATAGGACAATAACACCATCTATTTAATCCAAAATAGGGTGGCCGGTTCGTAGTAATGATAACCAAATCCGGTTCGATATAAACATTACCTTTCAACTCAACATTAGGGTTTAAGGCAGTTTTACGAATGTTATTTACAAAATCTATAACTTTACGCCAAGGATCAGGATCAACTTGATCTCGTCCATAGGCCATAGCAGCAACATCGTCAAAAATGACAACTTTGTGATTAGTTCTGAACTCAGATTGATACTCATCAGTCTCGTTCAACG